CAACGCTTCCCCTATGTCTTTCTTTATACCTGCTATGGTTTTGGCAGACATAGAGGACTTTCCGTTGGTTGCATCCTCAAGGTATTGATGCAAGGCTATTTCAGATGGATGTTTCATTCAAAAGGTATTTCTTCTGAATCTATAATTTCATCAACAACTTCATTGTCTATTTCTTCTACTTTCCTAGACTTTTCATTCCAAGCATTTATGATGTAGTCATTGTAGTTGTCCACCCACTGAATAAAGTTACCAAACATATCCTGATCTTCTTGAGTCAAGGTAACTGAATCTGTAAGGTTAAGAGCTACAGAAGGAACATAATAACTATTACCGTTTGGTAGCTTTCTTTCCTCTGTGGCACATTCAATGTTGTGCTGTGGTGGAAGTCTTTTCATCTTAGCCAGCTTAGTGAAACACTCCCCTAGTGTTTTGAAAGCATCTCTATTGTCCACTTCCCAAATAAAAGGAGTGGGAGAAGTATCAACAGATTCACCACTAGAGTTTACAGCATCCCCAAATTCTACCATTCCAAAGATTACTCTAACTCTTTTTATTGTTCTAACCATGTCTTGTGTGCTTTGTGGAAGTGCCTTAAAATCCTTTATGTAGCCAGTAGGCTTTCCACAGTTAAAGTTACCATCATTATCCTTTAAATCTACATTAAGGTTATCATTCATAACAGTTTTGATAAATGCACCTGAGTGGCCAGAATCAGCATGAGCAGTTACCCATCTCTTATACATGTACCTTTGCATAAACGGACGTAACGTAATTGTGGTGGAAAAATATGTTTCACCATCAGGTACTTCTAATTTATACGTTCCACCCTCAACAATTTCTACATTGACTTTTTTACCATTTATTTCTTGTTGTCCCATTATAGGTGTGTGGCTTATTCGCAACCTAGCTAATGTGCTAGATTTTTTCTTGGTATCATTCTCAGATGCCATACCCATTGCTTTTGCCATAACAGCAAAATTATTTGTGTCTATTGTCATTACGTTTGTATCTGTATTCATTTATTTAGTCTCCTCTTAATTTAAAAGTATAGTTATATCATAGGACATCTTTAGTGTCAAGCCAATTATTTCCTATTTTAGATTCTAGTAATAGAGGTACATTAAAATCTATATTGAAGTGATTGTCAACAATATTTTTTAAGTTTTTATTAATATCCCTCATTATTTTTAGTACGGCATCTTTCTCTTCTGGGTGTATGTCAATAACGATAGAATCATGAACAGAATTTACTATACAACTCTGCATATTCTCTAGTCTTTCGCTAATCTTTACAAGCACAAGAGGTACTATGTCTGCCGTAGCAAAACTTTGTACAGGATAGTTCTTTATCTGTGTCCCATACGTAACTTTACCTCTGCCTTTTCTCTCTACATCTGGGAAATAAAACTCTCTACCAGACGGTGTGCGTATTTTCAATGTCTCTATTGCTTCATTTGCAAGGCTCTCATGCCATGCTCCAATGCCATCATACTTACTTGTAAACTGCTCATAGTACTCAGCTTCGGCTGTCGTTCTGCCATAGCCTGTCGCACCGTACAATGGTGCAAATGTATGTGCTTTAGCTTCTTGTCTTGTAGTAGGCTGTCCAGCTTCACTAATAACTTTAGCTGTGTAAGCATGAACATCTACACCATTCGCTATCTCTCGCATGGCTGTCTTGTCTTGGGACAAGTATGTAGCAACTCTAAACTCTAGCTGTGCAAAGTCGGACTCCAGTATCTCACCACCTTTATCAATCCAACGAGATACGAATACCCTCTTCACAGGAAACGTACCACCTCTGGGCATGTTTTGCATATTAGGGTCTGCTCCACTAAATCGCCCTGTAGAGGTACGATGCTGTAATAACCGAACATGTAGCCTACCATCAAGCTTAACATGGTCTGCAATGCCCTCTACAAAGCTGGATAAGTATGTTTCAACAGCAGATAATCTTCTTATGTTCTTCAAGAATCTTTCAGCGTCAGCATCACCCTCTCTTCTAGCCTTGTTCTCTAGTGTTTCTATGTTTGCTTTGTTGATAGTGAATCCACTATGGCTTACCCATCTTGAGTTGCAAGGCTGTCTCTTCAAACCTGCTATCTCTTTTGAAGTCTGCTTATAAATAAATCCTTGACTGTCGCAGACAGAACACTTTGACATCTTAGCATAAGGCTTGCCATCTTTTCTAATTCTCTGTATGAAACCTTTACCATAACAAGCTTCACATCTAAATGCTTTCTTCTTGTATATTGTTTCAGCCTTTGCTCGTATCTTTTTACTGAAAGATTCGTGATCCATTCTATTGTGGAAACAGCTAGACCAATCATTCTTGTCCTTTGGCTTACGGCTATATATAACCCATGATAGTTGCTCTGGACTATTAAGATTAATAGGAACATCACCCATGAGTTCTCTTACTTGTGTGTTTAGATCTTGTATCAACGCTTTCTTCTCTGCTTCAAACTCTTGCTTCACCTCTTCTAACTCAACATAGTTTACAGAGAATCCATCCCTATATATTTTACACAAGCAAACAGCCACCATGTTTGTAAGACTTACTGTATTCATTAGGCCAGCATCGTCCCCAGATAATCTTTGAAACAACTTGTCGGCTAGTTGATCTGTAGCACGTAAGTCGGCTATCAAATATTCAGATAGTTCTGCATGAGGTATGTCACGCACAGAATAATCTTTCTTAAAATATTCTTTTAGTGTATCTTGCTTCTTTGTATCCAGCTTGTATCTCTCTGCACACATCTCTAATGATAGAGGTTTCTTCTGTCCTCTCTGCAAGACATAATCACCCAGCATTGTATCAAAAACAATACCGTTGTATTTAAATCCAGACTCCCACAACCAAACAAGATCATGTGCAACATTGTGACACACAAGAACTGTAGTCTTGTCCAGCGTTGCCTGTACAATGTCCCTACCATTTTCTGTAGGCTCTTTTTCACTATGGTCAAATGTAATTATTGTTTCGCCAAAGTCTGCTTTCATACCCACCATAACAAGAGAATTGTTTTTCTCAAAAGGGTCTAGGTGTGTACGGCCATTTCTTTTCGTAACTGTATTTTCTATGTCAAGCACTAACTTCATTTTTTATCCCATCTATTATGTTAATTATATTGTCTAATGATAGCTTAAACCATTCTGCATTATTTTCAATAGCTATTTTACGTGTTTTTCTATGTGCTATTTTTTCTGCTTTATTTCTGTCATTAAATTTTTTATGATATTTTAATATGTAATCTCTGAAAGGACTAGATGTTTGATATCCTTTACATCTGTCCTCTGCATCAACGGCCTTACCTATTTTATACCATCCTTCCCAAGCAGGATTGGACACCACATACACATAACCAGATTTACATTTATCGTAGTTTTTCAAAGAAGAAAATGCGGCATCATTAAAAGATTTATAGTGTCCTGCCTTATAAAGAGGGTGATGAACAGATACATACTTACCATTAACAAACATTCTGCCAGAGTTCTCTTTGTTTTTACAAGAAGCACATAGCTTATGTCCGTTTCTTTTTGAGTAGTCGTTCCAGTTATCATCTAATACAAGAGTAGTCCCACAATATCTACAAGTACCGTCAAACTTTTTTCTTTCTAGTCTTACTTCGCCAAATAATTTATTTGAAAATTTACCACCAAATCTTGTCATGCTGTGTACCTCGCTGTCTTGTAGTCTAAATCACAAACAATACGGCCGTGCCATCCAGATAATTTATTCTTAACCACATTGATATGTCGTAACGTGCTTTCTTCACCACCATCATCGTTACCACTCTTGTTGTTTACAGGTGCATCTTTTGCAATTAAAATCATCAAATCGGCTTCGGCCGCTTTTCCTGTACGACTACCTTCCATCATGGCTTGATTCAATACAACCTTGCCCTCTGCTTCGGCAGACAACTGCGACATATAAAATATGGCACACTTATGTTGTTTGGCAATCATACGAGCATGGACAGCATTTGCTTTCAACGCTTCGTCCTGTCGTGCAAATCCTTGTGTCTTAGCAAACTTGTCACCCATATCTAACACAACTACATCTGGTGAGTAAGACTTGCACACACTCTCAACCCAAGACATATCCTTGCCAGTAGCATCACGTAGCTTGACGTTCCTCTGTATCGGTGCGTACAACTCCTTTGCTTTACTAGGATTCTCTTTTATCTGGTACTTGTCCATACCAGTAGCAGAAGTGAGGTAGCGTAGACCCACACGGTGACTGCCCTCTTCATTGCAAAGCACGACACACTTAGCACCTTGCCTTGCAAAACCATTTACTCCAGCAATCAAACTCGCATGAAAAGACGTTTTACCTGTATTGGGTCTAGCACCCACTTCAATGAGGTGTCCATCGTTGACACCCTCAACGACCCTAGTAAGGGACGGTATATTGAAAGACCATCTGGCTTCCATATCGTTTTTCTGTAGCAAAGTGTCTACATCCATATCATCCCACTCTACGTTAAGGTTGGGTGTGAAGTCATCACCATAACTCTCAAGGATATTGCGTAAAGGCTCAAGGCTCGTCTGCGAACCATTTACATAATCAAATCCTAGATTGGCAATGTCTTCTCCCACAACTTGTTGGAATAACTTTGATAAGACTTCCTGTGCCACATCATTACCCAAAGGATTCTCTTTCTTAATCCGTTTGAATAAATCTCCATATGCACCTTTCTGTGCAGTTGTTAGTGTAGGATTGTTGGCCATGAACAACGCTTCAATCTCGTCTGGTGTGACGGTTCTTTCGTAGTTGTACATTGCTTTGTCAATCGCACCTTTTATCTTTCGTACATCTTTACTAAATAATCTGTCTGGACACCTAGCACCTCTGTGTTCATCATAAAAGGTTCTATCCATTAGACTTCTGACTAAACTTAATTCCATGCTGTGTCTCCCATTCTTTTTAAATTGTTTATGTCTGTTTCATTACGATACTTCAAGTCATCTGTCAAACGTAAAACCTTTACATCATTCACATGCCCTCTTAACTCTTTACTAAACGCTACAGTTTTCGGCAAAGCATCTGGGTCAAGTGCCACTATTACAGTCGAGAACTGCGATAGGTACTTTTTGTGTGATTCGGAAAGAGATGTACCCAACACAGCAACACCCACAAATTCATCTCTCCCAACTACACTAGCACTAATGCAGTCCTCGACAACGACTGCCACTTTCCCTAACCCATAAGAAAACGGCAACCCACTCTTACCATACTTTTTCCACTTAGGCAAGCTATTTCTTAAACTTCTGCCTACAGCATCAACTATGATACCATCATGGATGATAGGAAAGACAGCACGATTATCTTTTACATCGTAATGTAGCTCCCATTCGTCAATGCCATATCTATCTGTAAACCTAGTAAGTTCACGCTGGCCGTTGCATGGCACGACATACTCTGGCATGGTAAAATCTGCATTGTCCAACTCCTCTACAGCAAATCCCAAAGACTTTTTTATATCTTCCGATGTCAGTTGGACACGAACACCACCAGACACAGAGCAAGACACTTTATAACAATTCCATACAAGACTACCCATATTGTTGGTGGCCGTAAAAGTTTTGTATCCCTTACAGTTAGGACAGTCCATACGCTTAGTTTCTCCGTTACGTAACTCTAGTCCTAACACTAAACTGTATATATCATTTATCATAATGTATCACTCTCCGTGTCGGCATTTAAAATGCTTTTAACATGATTCGTTCTGGTTGTCAAAGCATTATTTGCACTTGTAAATGTATTTTTTATGTACGGCTGTACTGAACCTATATTTGTATGGCCTGTAACGGACATAATCTGGCTTATATCTACACCAGCATCAACCATTTCGGTCACGCCTGTCCTCCGTAAGTCCATAAGTCGCAGTTCGTCAGACAGTCCTATTCTTCTCATGACTCGCCTTGCCAACATTCCGACTTCATACATACCATAAGGCTTGTATTCGCCCTGTACAGGCTTTATTTTGGGACACACATAGGGTTGAAAGCCAAAATCTTCTTTCTGTTCTTTCAGCATGGCAGTCAGTCCGTCTGATATTGGTAAAAACACCACCGACCTACGTTTACTTTGCTCTAAATATAGATGACCTCTGGGTAAGTCCACATTCTCCCACTTCAAAACTCGCATATCGCCAATTCTTTGACACCATTCGTAGGCCATCTGCACTATAAGGCCAATACTTCGGTATTTGAAGTCACTATAACAAAAGTCAAGCATTTTTTTGACATCTTCTTGTGACCAAACCACTTTTCTTTTCTTAGGAAGCCTACGTTTGACAGTTTTGTAGGGATTAAATGTGGTATATTCCATGCTGATGGCATAATTGAACACGATTGATGCACAAGAGCATACATGATTCGCCAAAGTCACTCCTCTGTTTACCCACCTCTCGTAAGATACCTTTGCATCTCTACTTGTAATGGCCATAAACTTTTTTGAGCCAGAAGTCCCTCGCAAAACTTCTAAAAAATATCTATAGTCGTGTTTAGAACTATCTCGTAACATATTGAAATCGTTAGATAAAAAGTAACTGTCAATCAAATCAGACAGAGTGCTTGTTCTTTTTATGTTCCGTATTTGTTTCTTGTTTGTTCTATACTCGTCTATCGTTTTGTTGAGATTCGTTGCCAATAATTTGACATTTGGAACGTCCGTCCCTAACTCTGTTCGTGCTACGATTCCCTCGTCCACTAAATACTGTGGTGGATTGAATCTGTAGTGTGCTTTTCCGTCACCCAATACTCTTTTTTGTACATATCGCATAAAAACCTACCTTTCCCATCTGTAAAATATATGTCTGTCAATTCTTGTTGTTCTTTTCTTAGTTTTTGCCCATGCTGGACGCACATAAGTCGCATGATAGTGCGTTGCACCCTCTGTAACGTCCAGAACTATCGTCCCAGATAAAACAATGGACGCATATTCTTGTGCTTTCCACCACTCTTCGCTATCAAAGTTAGGTTCGTCTTTCTGGCCATCACAATACCAACTGAATTGACACTTGTGAAGAACAGGCTTATCTGTACCCTTGTATGTGACGGCTTGTGTCACTACATCACATACATTGTCTGGAAAACGGCTGTCTTCCACCCTATTCATGACAACTTGCCCTACGGCTACCTGTCCTAGCATAGATTGATTCTTTGCTTCGTGGTATATGTTCAATGCCATACACATAAATGCTGTTTCTAATATCATCCGTTTACTATCCTCGCTATATCAAAGTGGGCATAGACTAACATCCCACCAATTATTGTTATACATACGATGGCCACCAGCAAGTCCGTCAGAATCTCTTTTCTGGTTTTCTTTTGCTTGTTGTACTTACTCATATGAATATTCCTACGACTGCATTAGTCAATAAAGTTATGATTATGACAAATGCTATTGTTAATAATAATACTTGTCCCTCAGTCATGGCAGAAGTTCCTAAACCATTTGCATTGATTGTCCCCTTTGCAGACTCGTTCATGCTTGGCTGTTTCCCAACATTCAGACTGCCAAGGCGAGAAATACTTTGTCGTAAATCTATCAACCCAATCTTGTCCGTCCACTGCCCACAGTGATAGTATGGGCAGAGGTACTAACAGCAAGAACACTACGAAAAATGCCATGCCAAAGCCTTTGTTATGATAAGGTTTATTCATGTCTTAACTCACATTCCATTATAACGTAATCATCATTGAGCATTTCCACTATTTGAGAAATACTATAAGCTCTAATGTAAATACGAAAAGTTTTTTTACTGTGTATTTGTTTCTTCAGTTCTACCATATATCTATTCATAATTATATTCCTTTCCTTATGTTAAGACCCTTTGGGTCATACTGATCTTCGTATATTTCATCTGGCATAAACATACTGCCAGTGCCGTCATCAAACCAGTTGTTCATAAACATTATAACAATCAATGTTATCATAATGTAGCTGAACCACTTTACAAACCAAATGAATAACCCATAGGCTTGCTGTGCCTGTTCCAAGGCTTGCTGTTTTACATCATCGTTATCCATATTGCACCACCTGTCCTGTGTTCCACTTGTCTGCTTCTTTCTGGGCATCTTCGTGGGTATCAAACAGTTTAACTGGACTCTTATCATCCCACATAGCACCACACCCTTGCTTGACGTACTCTAATCCCTCTGTTTCAAAGGGTTCAAATACTACTGCATATTGAATAAGTTTACTCGTCATCTTTGCAATCCTCTTTAAATACTATGCCACTATACATTGACCCAGTTTTATATGCAAAACCATAGTCATCTTTTATGGCATACAAAAGATCATCTAAACCAACTATATGATCGTAAGTTATTGGACACTTATCTGCCGTAGTTGAAGATATATCCGATAAAAGATTGGCAAACTTCAGATACTTCTCTCTGTGTTTTTCATCATCATGTTTCATTACTTACTCCTTTCAATATTGTGGATATAATGTCTACTGTGAAACCATTTCCCAGCATCTTATATCTCTGGCTGTTTGATATTGGCTTTACCTCACCTAGATAGCCATACTTGTGATCAAACTCTCCATACTGTGTGTACAAGTCTGGAACTGTCTGCAAGCGTTCACACTCTAATGGTGTCAAGGCTCTCCAATACATTTGCTTATGGTTGACCACAACATTATCTTTTTGAACTGTAGAGAGTGTATTGGTTTTGCCATCCTCTCTGGTTTCAATGCGTGGTTCTAGCTTCAAGTCTGGATTGTAGTCATCTCTCTTGCCTGTATCTGGGTTAATCTTTCGGTTAATGATACGACCACATTCAACTTTAGGCTCTCTGTGGCCACCTTGCATCGTTGTGAGAGAGGGTGACTTGCCATGCCGACTATACACCCTACGAATGATGTCATAGCCTTTGAGGTCAGCTTCTCCGACTTGTTTGCATTTATCCCAATGAGGATATCCTTTTTCATTAAATACAATTTGCCGTTTACTTTTCTCATAGTAGTGTTTAAGACTACCACCCTTGAAGTAATTAGCGTCTAGGCAGTATGCTTTATCTCTATCTGACATAGCACTATCTTCAAGAATATCATTCATAACTATGCCACTATCAGACATAAGCTCCATGACATCAAAGTCAATGTTTGTCCAATATAATCGCCTACGAGATTGAGCCGACTTTACCGAACTATTTACCTCGTGACACACTACGTCTGGGAATATGCTTTGAAATACTTCTGTAAAATAATCTTTCCAAACCTTTGGCATAGATGCAACATTTTCAATCAATATCTTATCTATATCTAAACCTTTGAGAGCATCAAGCAATACCTTTGACATATCTCGTGGGTCATCTTGAAACTTCTGTAGGCCAGCAACCGAATAGCTTTGACATGGAAAGCCAGCGACTAAGAGGTCAATTTTCTTGCCCTTGAGAACTTCCCAATTTCGTGCATCGCCATGCCGAATGATGTTTGGGTATCTGTACCGACTTACGGCACTTGAATAAGGGTCAATCTCAAAAGCATGGTACTCGTCTGGTGTAATGCCTAACTTGTCTAAGGCAATCATCGTGCCAGAGAAACCATCAAAAAAACTTCCAACTATTTTATACATCTTTAATCTCCTTTCTCAAAAGTTTAGCTTGATACATCTCGTGTTCGTGTCTACGTTTGGCAACCTTTTCACGCTTGTCATTTATCGACATGGTTTTTCTTTGCACCATGTTTGAAAAAACTGGGTTGCGTGGCTTGGCTGGTTTTACTTTTTTATAGTACGTTTTCGGCATTGTCAATCCTCATTTCACTTAACCACTCTGGCATATATCTGCCCTTGTTGTATCTGGCAAACTTCATCTTGTCTACATAGTAGAACTTGCGATAGGCATTTACTGGCAAGAACTCGTCTGTTTTTAAATGGTCATGCCCTGAGAAGCATTGTGGATGCTTTGTGATGCCTAACTCTGGTAGGAATTGGCCACCTTTAGATAAAGCAATACTATGTTTACCAGCACCGTGCCATTTGTTATATCTGTGATGGTACTCTCCTAGCATGGCACAATACAAACTGTACGCATATTCATAATTACTCTTACTGTGCATCGCCCAGAGAGTGCAAGGGTGCTTTTGATGAACTGGTTTATATAAATCATTCTCCTCTGCGTATTCTGGTGCGTGATGCCATAAAGCTGTACAGAGCATCTGTGCTTCTTCTAATGGCATCTTTACGATATGCTGGTCACATAGTGCCTGTGCGATGCTCACAACGTCATAATCTATAATAAATCTATTCATAATAAAACTCCTTTAATGTATTGTTGGTTTATA